ATAATATAGTTCTTATCGTGTAATTTTTTTAGTGTACGTCTTACCTTGTATAAACTCCATCCTAATTTTTCTCCCAGAGTTCTTTGATAAATTATAATAGGCAAATGTTTTTTAAAATTTCTGTATTTTAATTCACAGTATAATCTAAACATCCCATTTGTTAGCTTCGTATCTCTTAAATCAACAAGCGTAATGTAGATACCTTTTTCCATTACTATACTTTATGACATCTGATGTGCAAAATGCAAGGTTTTTTTAAAATGTTTAATTTTGGTAAGAGTAATAAAAATATTTAGCGTTTTAAGTGGGGTAGGTTAAGCAAGATTGAGTCCTGGTAGGCCAGATTACCTTTAAAATGAACTTGAATACTTGAGGTTATGTGATGAGCATTTAGGACATATTCTGTTTCCAACTCCCTTGCTTTTAAATTGTTTCCTACATTTTAAACATTTTCTTTTTTTAGTAGGAGCTGTATCTTTTAAATATGATTGAACTCTACCATTAATATTCACTAAACAAAATCATCACCAATTAACCACGCAACCAATGATACCCTCTTGCCAGATTTTAATGGCCTAACTCTATGTGCTATATAAGATGGAAATATTACACCTTGTCCTTGTGGAATTTGTATTGCTCTTTGTTCAAATCCCATAACTTCTAACTCTCCACCTTTATAATCTTTCTCATTAGATAGCAATAAAGATATAGATAATTTTCTTGGATTGTGTGGTGCAGGCAGACAATCTATATGCCATCCATAATGTGAACCCTCTCCTTCATATAAAGTATATTGTATTCCTTCTACAAAATTTAGAGTTGCTAAATTAAATCCAAAAAACTTTGAGTTAGCAACTCCCATAATATCAGTCAATCTTCCATATAATGTTTTAACTATTGGTGGTTCACTAGGCCCAAAATTAATCCATCCGGTTTTACATATTCTTATACCCCTATCTTCTCTTGCACCACCAGTTCCCTTACCACCTACCTCTGCTGATTTTAAATCTACTCCTCTTGCTTTCTCTGACCAGTTCATTAATTCTTCACATTCTTCTTTAGATAAAACTGGTTTATCTTGTAGCATCTTAGAAGTTTCTACAACTAATGTATGTAAATCTATTCTGGTTCTGGGTAGGATTGTAAACATTAGATCTCTTGTTTTAAAGATATATGATAAAAGTCATTAGGTTGGACATATCCTTGAGTCATCATAATAATTTTTTCCATTGTTTTCTGGACAGGTAAATGAAAATCTAAATCACCAAGTGGTCTGCAATGTCTTCTTGCTGTTCTTTCATGGATTTTTAATATAGTTGCTAGTTGTTTATAAGATAATTTATTCCTGGTTCTGTAATCCTCTAGCTTGTTTAACTGTGCCATATATATATATAGTATAGATATTCCTTATATAACTGCAACAAAAAACTTGACATACCTTGTATCATGCCCATAATAAGTACATGTCATCAAATGACGATTACTTTCAAAAGCAAGACACACCAGAGTGGGCAAAGGCGTGGAAGTTTACTCACTTTTCTCCTAGTCAAGCTAACAACCCAGATGATACTTGGATAGCAAATTATTTTATAGCATCAAGACAAGAAAGACAGACATGGGTTTATAATCCTAATGTAATATTTGGTAATGCAATACATCAAGGTATTGGATTAGTAGCAAAAAAAACATTATCAATATCAGAAGCATCAACAGAAACATTAAAACAATTAATGACCTACATGCACAAAGACGAGAAAGAAAAAATGCAGATGGAAAGAATGAAAGAAGTAGCACCACAATATATTTCTAATGCAGTTAATGTTTTAAATGCTATCAAACCATTAAAGAAACTAAAATTTATAAGAGAAAAATCCAGGAGTTTAGAATTGCCAAGACTAGAGTTACCTATTGTTATGTATACAGATTTAGAATATGAGGATCAAGGAGTAGAATTAAAAATAAAACCACCGAGTTTTAGAGGATATAGAAAAGATGGCAAACCTTCTTACGCCAGAGGAACATTGCCTAACAAACCTAGCATTGAACATCTAAGACAAGTTGCTTGTTATTGGTATACTGCTAAGAAACCTTTTAGAATTATGTATGTCAATGAGAAAGAAGCAAGAGTTTTTGATTCTTCAAATTGTGAATGGATGACAGATAAAAATTTAGAACTAGCAATGAAATATTTACAAAGAATCCTTATTAGAAGACAGACATTAATGAAAAAATATACTGAGTTGGAAGATGTAGCAAAGGTAATGAATTGTGATTTCTCTTCTTTTTATTGGAATGGTTGCCCTAAAAGAGTATTGATGGAATCAAAAAAAGTATTCAAAGTAGAGGAATTAAAATGAAATATTATTTATTAATTTGGTTAAGCAACCAACTTTATTTTGTAGACACCTATCCAACAATGGATGAATGTTTACAACAAGGACATTTATTATTACAGAACCAAAACCAATATGAATTTCAATGTAATCCAAATGCTCATAATGCCACAAGTTTAACAACAAAAGTGTTTGATAAGAGCATGTTAAAAAATAGGAATACAAAATGACATTAGTAAATAATAATTTATATTTTAATACACTAGAAAGAAAAGTAATTTTAGATAAAGCTATTGATATTTTATTTGATGACGCAACTAGCACAGAGCAATTAACTGCTTTCTTTCAAAGATTTAATTGTGTCTGTGCCAGATATAAAAATGGTGTGCTTGTTGATTTTATAGAGTATGTAAAGAAAGTATATAAAGTATCTGATGGGGAATTATATAACTCTGGTCGTAATAATAAAAAGTTATATAGAATACAATGTATGTTGTATTATGTTTTACATCACAAACTTTGTGTTTCTAAAAAACATCTTATGATTGTTTTTAAAAAAGATAGAACAACTATTACTCATGCTTTAATAAAATATAAACCCACTAAAGAAACAATAAATAAATTGATTCAAGGTTTTAATAAATATAGGGAGGATATAAGTGAATAAAAATTTGGAAATATGGAATAGTTTTGGTTTAACACCAGAAAAATTTACTCATAATTTTAGGTCTACTTGGGGTAAGTCTATATCTACTATTGATTCTATGTGGCAGATTAAAAAGATGACCGAAGTTTTTGGTTCTATTGGACATGGATGGGGTTGGATCAACACTCCTACATTACAAGACAATTTATATATGGCCAATGTAAGTGTATGGACAAAGACTAAGGAAAATATTTATGGGCCTATATCTGTTGTTAAAGATTTAAAAAAGTTTGGTAAGTTTGATGAACATGCTTCCAAGTCTGCTATTACTGACGCACTTACTAAAGCATTATCTCATCTTGGTATGTGCAATGATATATTTTTAGGAATATTTGAGGATGTTTCCTATGTGGATTATCAATCAGAAGTAGATAATAAAGATGTCAAGAAAGCAGAAGCACCTACAAAAAAACCAAAGGAAGAATATGATAAAGACAAAAAAGATGATCCATCTAACTGGTCGCAGGACTGGGAATCAGTATTTGATTTTAGGAACAGAAGATTTAAAGAAATAGACAGACTTGATTTTTTAAAACAACAGATTTCTGATATAGGTAAAGATACTTTAATCACAATGAAGAAAGAATCACCAGAGTTATATCAGAATTTGGTTAAATCTTTTGAAGAAAACAAACAACGACTTCTCAAAAAAGGAGGTGGTCATGAGTAGTGAAAACAAAGGAAAGTTACCAGACCAAACTGTCTTTCATGTAATTAAGATTGCTGGAAGAGAGAAGGGAATATGGAATAAGATTGGCGTAACGTACAAACATAAAGATGGAAAAGGGAGTTCGGTGTTTCTTGATTACCTTCCATTACGTCAAGACTCTGATGGTAAGATGACTCTTACTATTAGAGATTATGAACCAAAGGATTGGGATGATAACAAATCTAAACAATCATCCAATGATTTTGGTTAATTATTAACTTTTGTAATTAGGAGGACCTATATGGTAGACATTACAAAATATTACTTAGATGATGACAAAGAAAATGGAGATGATGGAGAAGAAGAGAACGGTGATGATAACGGAGATGCTCTATCTGATTCTGAAGAAAAGTCAGACTAGGTAGTTTAAAAAGTTTTGGGAGAGAATATTGATCCCTTATATTAACAGAAATTTCTTTGGCCGAAAAATCCGTTAGTAATTCTCTCCTTTGCTTTCTTCTTTTCAGTTATGACAGAATTTAAAAATGGTATTGAAATGGATATTAATAGACCAGAGGAATGTCTGGAAAAAGCCAAGAAAATTATTACTGATGATAGAAATAAAGACTATGGAAATTACACAAAGAATTTAAAAGTTATATCTAATTTTTGGAAAGTATTTTTAGGAAAAGATATTAGTCCACATGAAGTTGCTTTACTCATGGCACTATTAAAGATAGCAAGAATAAGTACAGGAAAGTTTACTCCAGATAGTTATATAGATGCTTGTGGTTATTTATCACTTGCTTATGCTTTAGACAAAAGCCAAACTAAAGATTAATTTTTAACAAACTTACACTTACCCTTTTCATTTACTCCTAGCATAAACACTCCCATCTTTTTTTGTTTGTTTGTTAGTTGTCTAACTCTTGGATATATATAATTATATTCTTTCTTCTTGGTTTTTATTTTAGCTGTTTTTAATGGTAGGTATTTAACATCTATCAATCTAATGTTAAATGGTTGAAATTTTATTGCTATTATATCTATTGGTCCAACATTAAATCCACGAAAAGGATGCCAGTTATTTTCTAACAACCATTTCATTGCAGCATTTTCAGCCCAAAGACCTTTTGTTGCTTTATTCATTAACCCCAAAGATATTCCCACTACTAGGTATAGTAGTTACCTCCAATATTCATACTCTATATAGAATACTTACTCACAAATCAATGTCAAACTGTGGATAACTTTTTCTTTTTTCTTTTTTTCTTTTTAGTTTTATATTGTTGAACAGGGTACATTATTTACAACTCCAATATATTATACATATAGATATTATTATTAATGTTACTAAAAATATATATGCACCTACATCCATTAGTGTAATGTTCCTTCTGTAATTTGATTGTCTGGATCATTGACAGATAAAGCAATAAATCTTTTAACTTGTTCTCTAGTTGTAAAACCATTAACTTCTATGAACAAAGTGTATTTATTTTTTTTCTGTTTTATCATATTAAAAACTGGTTTTAATGGTAATCTATTACCAAGAAAATACTCTTCCATTTCTTCTAACTCTTTTATTATATCTTGTTTTTTCTTTGTCATTTATTTCAAAAATTTCTTTGCTATATTTATTCCAAAACTACCTGCTATAATAACAAGTAAACACCAACTAAACCAGTCTGGTGCTGTATAAAGTAATGTCCAACCTTCAATTAAATATGGTTGTAGTGGTGGAATAAAATGAAAAACAAAAAGCCCTGTAAATAAAATACAAAGATATTCATCTTTCCATGAAGTTTCACTAGCTCTTTGAGCAGAAGCTGCCCAGTCTAATTCTGCTTTTCTTTCAACCTTCTTTCTTTCACCATAATGTTTAATGCCTGACATTACAGTTGAACCCACAGTTTTAATTAATAAAGACCAGATCATTTAAATATTCTTAAAGCTAAATATACTAATCCTAATATTGAAGTAATATAAGCTAATGCCTTTATACTACCAGAACCCATAGCTAATTGTTTTTCTATTCCTTGAATTGCTTTAGTATTTTCTTTTGATTTATTTTCCAGTCTTGCTAATGAAGATTTAATTTCTTTATATCTCTCAGAACAAATATCCTCATGGTCTTTAAGAGTACTAGCCATTATCTTTTATCAGGGGTTGCTCCGTGTGGTCCAGTATGACCAGGAAGTTTACCACTCTTTTTAATAGTTATAAGATCGTTGATTAATCTTTTTATTTTTTTTATATTTATCATATACTACCTTCTTTACTATTTTTGTTAGGATGTATTGGATAAAGATAAACAGTAGACTGACTATTAGTACAAGTTGCTACCATCCAGTCATACTGAAAATCAAATTTCTTAATCTGTTCTATTGTTTGTTTTGGTTGGTCATTGATACATTCTTCCATAGAATTATACTGTTGATCCATTTGGAAAAACACTACATCAGTAGGGTTTTCTAAACCGTACTGAGAGATGTGGACAAATACTACAAACATAAACCATTTCATTAATTACTCCTTTGGTTTTTTCCATACAGAATGTTTTAATTTTTTAGTTGTTGTATCTATTTCCATAAGTTTATCATAATCAGATGCTTTATAATCTTGAGGAATATCTCTTAAATTCTGCCTCCAAGTTTTAAATTCTTCTGATAATTCTTCTCCTTGCTCACTAGCTTTAATAACTTTCCAATCTGTTTGATTTAACAAATTATCTCTAATATTTCTTATTTGTTCTAATGCTCTTTCGTTAGCAGAATCTTTCCAAATTTTTCTATCAACAGCAATTTGTTTTGCTTCATCTTTTGAAACTGGTTGTAAAATATTATTAACTAATTTTGCAGCAATTTCTTCGCCATCAAGAGTAACCCAGTCTTTTTTAGGTTTGTCTATTTCATAAACCATATCGCAATACCTCCATTATTATTGTTAATAAAAAAATAATCTTTCATAATTTTAACTTGTTGCTAATCCATAAACTCTAAATTCTGCGTTTTCAACATTTCCAGTACTAGCAAGATAATTTAATCCTCTAACTGCTGTACCAGGTACATCATATGTTCCAGTCCATCTTAAAAATCTAATATTAGTAGCATCAGTAGTTTCACATAGTCCATAAAAATGTTTGTCGTAAGTAGTAGATTGTGGGTTATACATATAACCAGTAAAAGAAGTTATACCAGTTGTGCTAACATCATATCCTAGTGTAATTTCATTTTCTGTAACACCATAATCATTTGTGCCAGTAGTACCTGCTTGATTTGCCCAATGTCTTACTGTTTGATAATTACTACCAGAATCAACACTCCCATCTGATTTAATTACTCTTGCCCACCCATTTGAAGCTGAAGCGTGGGTAATATTATATCCATGTATTAAATATAAATCATAATCTGATGTAAAAATATTATCTAAACTTATACTAGACACCGAACTTGTAGATGTAGTTGAATGAACTAAATTCAAACCTGCACTAACTGATACAGCTTTAATTAATCCACTACTTCTTCCTACATTATCTGCTATTATTCCACCCATAATTTTTTCCTCCTATTATAATGTTTGGTCTAAATAACTAACTACAACATGTACTGCAGCACTTGATGCAGTTTTAGCTGTTAAATGGTCAGTTGCTTCAATGACAAATTTATCATTGTATACAAATGTTTCATTAGCTCCTAACGCCTGATCTGAAAGAATCTCATAATCAGTTTCTCCACCATCATCTTGAATAAACAAGTCAATAGTTTCTGCAGCACCAGCAGTTTCACACATAGAAATAGATAAAATAGTATAAGTGTGTCCACTTGCTCCATTTATCAAAACCATTTCTGAATCTGTAACTACTTGATGTGCTACTTTTAATAATTCACTAGCCATAATTTGTTTCCTCCGTTAATAATAATATAATAATTCATAATTTAAAATCCAAATACTAATGCCTTTCCTGTGCTTGTTATAGTTGGGTGCATACTGTCATTAAAAGATACTGCACCTGAAGCTACTGTAAATTCTTGTGCAAGAAAACTTGCCACTCCTTTATTACTTGTTGAAGCATCTTCACCAGAAATTGTTACTGTATTTGTAGAAGTTACAGCAGTATCAATTCCTTCCCCAGCAGCAACAGTCATTGTATTTCCATCTGCTATTGTTTGAGTTGATGAACCATCTGATAAAATAAAATTATCCATAGCACCAGAACCATCATTACCAGATTGTATAAATTGAACTCCTACTCCATCGCCATCTGAAAAAGATCCATTTGAAACTACATGAGTTACTGCAATTTTTGAATAACCAGTAGCATCTGTTACAGCACCACTTACCTTAAATAATGCATATGTACTAGTAGTACCTTCTTTTGTTATTTGAACATAACCTTTTGCAGTTGTGTTTGTTACAACATCCCAAGTGTCTACATAAGGTTGTATAGTTGCTCCAGCGTCATCTACATCATCTACATATAAAACAGTTGCACTTGCTATTGTTGCGTGATTCCAAGCAATTTTTCCTGCTCCATTATCTGCGTCTGCTATTGAATCATCCCAAGTCATTCCTAAACCAGAAGTTCCTGCTGTGCTACCAGTTGGGCCTGTTGAACCTGTATCACCTTTATCGCCTTGCCTTGTAAAGTGTACTGATAAACTGTCAGCAGCAGAAAAAGTATTGTTTGATGCTATATGCGTTACAGCGAGTGTATTAAATCCAGAACCATCAGTTGATGATCCTGTTATTGAAAATCTTGCGTATGTTGTATGGTCGTTAATATCAACAATATGTAAATATCCTTTTATTGTAGATGAACTATCATCCCAAGTTAAAACATCTGTTACAGTATTGACTGAATTTTGGTCTACATCGTCTATATAAATAGCTGTTGCCGAAGCATAAGTACCATTGTTAAAAGCTATCTCTCCAGCACCTGGATCAACTGCACTCGTTCCTGTATCAAATTTATAAAAATAACCTGGCGAAGCACCTGCATCACCATTCCTGGTAAAGTGAATAGACAATTCATCGGCTGCTGAAAAAGTATTGTTTGATGCTAAATGAACAACTGTAATTTTATTATAACCTGAAGCATCCGTAACTGCAGCAGTAATTTTAAATCTTGCGTATGTTGTTGGATCATTAATATCAACGATGTGTAAAAATCCTTTTATAGTTTCTGTTGAATCACCCCAAGTTTCCGTATCTGCTTGTGTTGTTACTCCATTTGCATCTGCATCATCAATATAAATTACTGTTGCGCTTGCATACGTTCCATTATTAAAACTTAATTCTCCTGCTCCTGGATCTGCGTCAGATGTGTCTGTATCAAATTTATAATAATAACCAGGAATTGT